GCGCGAGCAGGTCGGTGATGATCTGCGCCTCGCTGTCGTTGCCGGAGTGCGTGGCAAAAAAAGCGGTGATGATGGAGCTGGTGCGCATCCACGCGCCGCCGCCCATGCCGGTGCGGTTGCCGTGGTAGTTGCCCCAGTGCACGGCGGCAAATGGTGCGGTGGCGGTGCGCAGATCGGCGGCGACGCGGTGCACGCGCGCGAGCGCGGCGGTGAGCTTCACGTCCTCGGCGCCGGTGGTGATGCCGCACCAGGCGCGAAAGTGGTCGCTGCGCGCGATGAGGTAGCGCGTGCGGTCGATCGGGTTGTTAAGGGTGCTGCTCATGCGTTCAGTCGGTCGGCGCCCGGATTGCCGGGCTGGAGCGGTCCACCTCCAGGCGCGCGAGACGCACTTTGTAGTACGCCGTGCTCTCGCCGATGATTTCGGTGATGACCCAGCGCTCGGCATTCTCGTCGTCGATCGTGCCGTAGAAGCCGGGCTCGCCGCGAGTCAGGGTGATCTCGGTTTTGTCGACCAGCGCGGCCGCGGTGCGGCGGCTGGCGCCGTAGTGGTCGAGCTGCGGCTCTTCGCCGCGGTCGGCGATGGTGACGGTGACGGCGGTGCCGGTGTCGGTCGCGGGATCCTGCGCCGGCGCCCAGAACGTTGCGGACTGCGCAAAGCCGTCGTCGGTGTCGCTGAACACCGTCTTCTGGCGCGCGGCAATCCATTGTCTGAGCGTCGTCATCAGTGGCGCTGTATGTGTGCTCCTCTGCGTGCCGCGGGAAGGTGGCGGGGGCCGGGGGTGAAGAGAGGCAGAAGCCCCCCGGCCCCCGCCGGGGCGCGGCAGCGCGGCTATGCGGTGATGTTCGCGAGCAGGTAACCGGCGGCGGTGACGAGCAGCTTCTCGTCCACGTGCTGGCGCACGCGCACGATGTCGCTGCGCGTCTGCTCCTCGCGGTACGTTTCGACCAGGGCGGCCTCGGGGCAGTCGTCGACCCACATGAACGTGCGGCCGAGATGCGGGACGCTCTTCAGGCTCTGCCCGCTGTAGCGCAGGAAGAGCATGGCGTACTCGTCGTCCCAGATGTCGGCCCCGTCGACCTGCGCCGAGGAGTAGAACACCTGGGAGACGCCGAGGATGCTCGCGAGCTCCTGCGCGTCGGGCGGACGCTGGAAGTCGCTGCGCTTGGCGCCGTTGCCGCCGCCGCGCATGCCCTTGATCTCGGTGGTCTGCACGACGTTGCGGTAGACCTTTTCCGAGACGGCCAGGCAGATCTCGGCGCCGGCGGGGATGACGCCGCCGAGGTTCTGCTTGAGCGTGAGGATGGTGTCCTGCACGTCGGCATAGGGCGTGCCGGCCGCGGCGCTCCACTCCGTGCCGACGTTGCCGGTGTAGCTCGTGAACGTAGTGGCGTTGAACACGGCGGCCGCGATGCGGACCTCCTGCTCGCGGCGCAGGTTGAGCTCGACGAGCTGGGCGGCTTCGACCTCGCAGTCGAAGTACTTGTCCAGATCGCGCGCCTGCGAGTCGTCGACGGGCTCCTCGAGTCCGTACTCCTCGCAGGTGTAGGTGTCTGTGGTGACCTGGTGCTCGGTGCGCTTGTACGCCGTGGTCGGCGCGCGCTTCAGGCCCGAGACACGCTTGGTGGCCTGGGAGATGGCGATCTTGCCGAACGTCCCCGATTTCTCGGTGACGTCGAGCAGCGGCAGGATGTCCAGGCCCATGAACTGGCCGTTCAGGCTGGCGCTGTACTCGCGGACGGCGTCCGCGAGATCGCCGCGGATGGTGGCGGTGCTGTGCATCGTATGGGTCTCCGTAGTTGGCTCGGTGCGTTGGCGTCACACACGGCGGCTGCGGCGGCGCGGTTTAGAGCCCGCTGCAGTCGTACTGCGTCAGGAAATCCTGCCAGGTGTCCGGCAGTACCTCGACGCCGTCATCGGCGGACCCGGCCTCGAGCGACGTGCCGAACGGCTTGCCGCTGGCGGTGGCCGAGATTTTGCCGTCGTCGGCGCCGTAGACGGTCGCGCCGGCGGTGATTGTGCCGGCAGCCGTGACGTTGAACGTGCCGGCGGCGTTGAGCAGGCGGACGGGGCCGGCGGCGGCGTTCGCGATCGCCTGCGTGGTGACGCCGATGGCGGCCTCGCCGGCGTCGGCGTACACGACGGTGACGCCGCTGAGCTTGACGCGGCGGTGGGCCGACAGCGCCTCGCCCGCGGTGAAGGTGCGGACGGCATTCTGGATGTCGCTGTTCATGGTTTCGTGGGCTCCTGTCTGGTGTTGTCATGCCGGCGCGCGGCCGGCGTGCTGGCGTATGCGAACGGCGCGCGGCGCCGGCGCGGGCTACTCGTGCGCGGCCGCCGCCTGGCGCTCGCGGTACTCGGCGAACTCTGCGGGGTGCTCGCGAGCGACCTTTTTCCATGCCGCGGTCGGGCCCATGCCCTGGCCGCGGTACTCGTCGACGAGCTGCTCGGCGGTCTTGTCCGTCTCGGCGCCTTCGCCCGCGCCGTCGGGCTTCGGCGTGAGCACCACGGGGCGCTTCTTCATGTCATCGATCTGGCTGCGGAGCGCGGTGATGGTGTCGTCGCGCTCGGCGACGGTTGCGGTGAGGCGCGTGTTCTCGTCGCCGAGGCGCGTGATCTCGTCGCCGCGCGCGTCCACGTCGGCGCGGAGCGCCTCGACCTGGCACGTGACGGCGGCGGCCACGTTGTGGCCGAGCTCGAACTGCGCGCGCGCGTACTCGGCGTCGTCCGGGAACGCGGCGAGCAGCGCCTCGGCGCGGGCCTCGGCCTGTTCCTCGCTCTCGCCCTCGCGCGGGGCGATGCCGAAGAGCTTGCGGATGGCGGTCATCATGGTGCTGGCGTCTCCTGTGCTGCTGTCCGGCGCGGCGGCCGGGTGGGGTGCGGCTGATGTATGGGTATCGGGCGTAGATGCGGCCCGGGAGGAGGCGGACTTCGCAGCCGCGCGCGCGACGCGCGCGAGTGCTTTCTCGAACGTGCCGGTCGCGTCGGCCATGCCCGCGCGCACGGCGCGCGTGCCGATGCGGACGCCGCCCGCGCCGAAACGCTCGAGCACGGTCGCGGTGTCGACGCCGCGATGCCGCGCGACATCGGCGACGAAGATGTCTGCGAGCTCGTCGACCTCGGCCTGCAGCGTGGCGCGGCCGCTGTCGGAGTCGGGGTCGATGCGTTTGTTCGGGCTCTGGCTGGAGACGATTTCGATGGTGCGCCGGCCGGCCTTGCGCTCGGCCTCGCTCGCGTCGACCCAGCTGGCGACGATGCCGATCGAGCCGACGCGCGCGGTCTTCGCAATCTCGACGCGGTCGGCCGCGGAGGCGATCCAGTACGCGGCGCTCGTACCGAGATCGTCGACCCACGCCCAGACGGGCTTGCGCCCGCGCGCGGCGTAGACCATACCCGCAAACTCCTGCACGCCGGCCACGGTGCCGCCGGGCGAATCGATGCTGAGCAGCACGGCGTCGACAGCGTCATCGTCGAGCGCGGCGTTGAAATCAGCGCTGAGCTGCTGCACGCTGGTGGCGCCGCTGATCTCGGTGAAGAGGTTCGCGTAGCGGAAGATCGGGCCCGCCACCGGCACGATGGCTACGCGGCCGTCGCGCGCGTCGCGGTAGGTGACGCTGCGCGTGTTCTTCAGCGGCCGCCCGAGCTGGCGCTCGACGGCGTCGACGTCGACCTCGCGCGCGGCGATGCGCAGGATTAGCTCCAGCGTCTCGGGCAGGATCGCCCAGGGCTGCGCGGCGGCGGTGTCGAATGCCCTCATGGTGTGGCTCCGGTGCTGTCGCGGCCGCCGTCGACGGGCGACGGTGCGGCGGCGCGGCCGTAGGCGTGTTTGAGCAGGATCTCGGGATCAACCCCGGTTTCGGCGGCGATGCGCTTGGCGGCGAGCACCTCATCGGCGGTTGTGCGTAGGTGCTCCTCCATGCCGATGCCCTGCTCGGCGAGGATGCGGGTCAGATTTGACTCGCCGGAGTTGAGGCGCTGCGCGTTCGCGCGCGCGTCAGTCCACGGCTCGAGGTACTTCCAGCCGGCGGGCCGCACCTGGTGCGCGCGCCAGTCGTCGCGGTACGGCAGCGTGCCGTCGTAGCGCATGGCCTCGTACACGGTCCAGAGGTAATTCGGCCCGGTCCACTCGCGCGCATACAGGTCCTGCAGCATCACCCAGAGGCGCTTGGCCTGCTCGATCGCGGCGCGCGAGGCGCTGAAATTCGTGTCGCTGAAATGCAGGAAGCTGAGCTCGATCGGGAGCGAGACCTGCAGCCCGACCAACTTCAGCAGCGTGTGCACGAACGGCTGAAAGTTGTTGGATGGGGTGCCCGGCGTGAGCAGTTCCAGCTTCTCGCCCGTCTTAAGGTGCGGGACGATGGCGGGCTCGATGTGGCTGATCTTGTCCCACGTCTCGCTCGCGGTGTCGGTGCCGTCGTCGTCGGTGCGGTTCGCCGAGAGCGCCGCATTGGCGTCGTGGTCGTCCGAGTAGAGCGCGCCCATGATGCACGCTTCGTTGACGGCGCGTTCGAGGATGGCCTCGAGGTAGTCGTCGAA